TACTAAGCTGCCATCACGCCGCTACGCTTGTAAGGTGTGCGGTCGAAAGGGACGCCGTAACAACGCACCGGATGAACGGCTGAGAGAACCTGTCTGTCCGTCGTGCGAAAAAAGTCTTCGACATTTCGATTCAATTATCGCACACATGTCCCTCTTCGACATCATCAAACGCAAAATTAGAAACCGTAAAACAAGTAACAAGTAATGAAGAAAATTGAACCATTTAAGATCATTGGTCGTTACGGCCATTCATGTACACTTACGAAACTCAAGCCAAAAAAGTATTTGATCTCGTTTGTGAGCCCAATAATTAGCTTTGGCGGCGTGACTCAAATCGAGTTCGTCGATCCGTCCGGTGGGCCGTTCATTAGCGTCGGTACATCATTGCGGGAGTATCACCCAAAGCTGCCCGATAAAAAGATTGTATCGATTGACCGCAACGATAGTCTCCTTATCATTACAACAGAATGAAAACGCTCTTCCCGAAACAACAAGAGTCTGTTGATTTTATTTTGCGTGCACTAACAGACCACCGCTGTGCTTTGGACTCCAGCCATACCGGAGTCGGCAAGACAGTCATTGCTTGTCGCGTAGCTAAAGAGTTCAAACAATTTGTAGCAGTTGTCTGCCCGAAGATTGTCATCCCCCATTGGGAGCGTGAACTTCACGAGGTGGGCATTGTACCTATTTTTGTTACTAATTACGAGAAACTTAAGTTAGGTACTCAGTACATCACAAAGATAGGGAAGAAAATATTCCGTTGGCACCTACCGCCAGACACTCTTATTATTTGGGACGAATGCCACAAGTGTAAATCTCCGTTTAGTCTGAACTCGCAGATGCTAGTATCGGCAAAACAAGCTGGATACCACAACTTGCTGTTATCCGCCACCGCTTGTCAGGACCCTACAGAGATGCGTTCATTGGGTTTTGCGTTGGGTCTGCACTCCCTTAATAAAGCAGACGGCAAACTAAAAAGCTGGCCCTCGTGGATGATGCAGTACGGGTGTAGAAAAGACCAGTGGCACAACTGGGTAGCCGGACCGGTACCTAAACTCGTCCCGCTTAACAAGGAACTCTATACCAGAAACTGCGTAAAGCTAGTACCGTCCGATCTACCTTCCGCATTTACCGATAACCATGTTATCACGGAACCACTTGAGTTTTCTTCACGGTTCTACATCGATAAATACTACGATGACCTAGAGCTTACAGGTGAAATTATCGACGAGTTGCTGGAGAAGGGGAGACTTAGCTCACATGTGCTTGTCGAGATATTACGCGCCCGTCAACTTGCCGAAGTTGCAAAAGTACCTGATATTTCTGGTATGATTAAAGATGCGTGTGCTGAAGGGTTCAGTGTCGCTGTGTTTGTAAACTTTGTAGATACCGTCAAACTGCTATCCAATCTGTTTAAGGACGCATCTGTAATTGTAGGCGGTCAGTCTGCAACGGTGCGGGAAGATAATGTGCAGAGGTTCCAAACAAACCAGACAAACGTAATCATCTGCAACATCGCTGCCGGAGGCGTAGGTGTTTCGCTACATGATACGGAAGGGGGACACCCGAGGATGAGCCTCATCTCGCCGACATTTAACGTCAAAGACTACATTCAAACGTTGGGCCGTATCCATCGAGCAAACGCAAAAAGCCCTGCAATTCAAAGGGTTTTGGTTGCCTCGAAAACAATCGAAGAAAAAATTGTTGACAAGTTGGAACAAAAGCGTTTGTCTCTGGACACGCTTCACGCGAAACCAGAACCACTATTAATATGAGCAAGAACAAAACTGAAACCGTTATTGATGTCATTGAGAACGATACGACAAACATTACCCTAACCGACTTTATGGCAGCTGTTGCCTTTCTCGGGTACGCGATCAAAGACTACGAAGGGCTACACATCCCAGAAGGCAAAAACTTAGGTGAGGTTGTAGCATACGAGAGTTATGCTTGGGCTAAAGCAATGGTGAAAGAGAAAAATAATCAGTAGTAAACATGACTACACCCGACCATTCCGAACGTGCTCACGCTGAGTTCGGCCCCTCATCTCTCAAGTATGTTTCACTCTGCGCCGGATATCACGGCAAAGAAGGAAAGAACGCAGCCTCCGATAAGGGCACGCGTATCCATGAGGCTCTTGAAGTCCGCGACCCGTCCGCTCTCATGGACGATGACGAAGTACAAATCTATGAGCGCATGGTAGCCGAAGAGGATGAGGTCTTCCAAAATGTTTTTGGTGGTACTGACGGCGTAACGATCAATCGCGAGATGCGCCTTGTGTTGGATCTCGACTGCGAGACACCGACATTCGGCACATCCGACATCGTAGCTTGGAAAGGCAACGTCGGTCTTCAGGTGGACTACAAGACTGGAATCAGCAAGATTGACGAGCCGCTGATTAACTGGCAAGCCAAAGCGTACGTACTTGCGGCGTTCCAGATGTATCCGGAACTGGAGACCATTCACTTTGCATTTCTAATCCCGAAGCGCGATGAGATCCTTGTCGGTACTTTCCATCGGTTTGAAATGGACGACCTGCGCAAACAGATTTCTACCGTTATCAAGAAGGCCGAAACGACAAGACCGAAATGGGAAAATAAGACCATCGACATCGATGACCTTAACCCTACTGTGAACTGCCGCTTCTGCCGACATGAGGAGCACTGTCCTGCATTAGGTGCAGTCGCAATCGAAGTCGTCAAGCGGTATAGGCCGGACCTACTGCCAGACGGACCCATCGCTTCTGGCGAGGTTGACGATCCAGCTACAATCGAAAAGCTCTATGTCGTAGCCAAGATCGTAGAGAATTGGGCTTCCGGTATCAAGCACAAGGCTACAGGCATGGCGCACGAAGGCGTTGAGTTCGAGACCCTCAAGCTCAAGTCAATGGGTGCGCTTAAGAAGACCATCGAGAAAAACTACCTTGCGCAGCTCGCAATTAAACACGGACTTGAACTTAATGAGATCATTGAGGCCGCTGACCTGACAATGGGTCAGCTCTCAAAAGCCCTGCATGATAAGGCTCCGAAAGGAAAAAAATCTTTTGTTGTTGACAGCTTCGAGAAAGAAGCTATTGATCTCGGCGTTGTCGAGGTTGGTTCAACACGATACACACTTTCCTCAAAATGAGGACAAAGGGAGTTACGGCTGTCCCCTTTAGTAAGCAACAAGCAACAACCGATCAGAAACGAGAAATAGTAATATGAGTACAGAAGCACTAAGCACAAGCACATCGACTGGTCTGGCGTTTGCCGCACAAGACATCGATATCCCACGCCTCAACGTCATCCAAAAGATGTCGGAGATCGAAGGGCCTATCGGTTCAGTCGTTATCGACAAGGACTCCGTTCTCCTTGAAGCCGAACAAAAAACTCCGGTAGTCGTGATCGGAGCTATCAAGCGGTGGAAAGAAGACGTTCCGTTCGGCGAGGACTACATCCCCAAGATCGTGTCCAACGAACTGGATGCCAAGTCGCTCGCTGCCGAAAGCAGTTACGACGTGACTGAGTTCGCGGAAATCATCCTCTTGATCCCACAGATCGGTGAAGATGATACCCTGTTCCCCTACCCGATTGGTGATACCAATTACCAGATCGGTCGCATCACCGTTCAGAAGGACGCATACCGCTTGACCTACAAGCGCCTGTTCACCTTCTCGACGTTCAACCCCAACATTCCTATCGCTTCACGCTTCTGGAATTTCGGTACCGAACTGATGTCCAAAGGGAAATACAGCTGGTATGTTCCTACCCTTGCACACACCAAGGACGACGCACCAGCCGAAGTCGCAGAGTTCGCTGCACGTCTTACCAAAGGAGGGAATGACTAATGGGCGCGATCGTACTTGATAACCCACTCACGCTCCTTAAGCGGGAGTCGGACTCCATCCGCACCGTAATCACTAAGATCGACGGCGATATCCGCCAACTCAACGATCAGATTACTGAGTTGATGGTCCAGAAAGCATCTTTGAATCTTGTGGCGACTGCCCTCGATAACGAGATGGACCGCATCCGACTTGCTCCGGAACAACTGGAGTTTGATCTGGAAGTAGAATAACTACACCCAACCCGCACAGTACACTCATTAGGTGTATTGTGCGGGTTCACTTTATCCTCACGACACATATGATAACTTACGCAGTGGACTTTGAGTCCTACTACGATGGGGATTGCTCCATCACAACTTTAGGCCCTAGAGGCTATTTCTCACACCCACTATTCGACGCCTATATGATTACCGTTGTAGGCGATGACGGGTTTGTCTATGCCGGATGTCCGAGAGAATTTGATTGGTCGATCCTTACCGACCACGCTGTGCTTTCCCACAACGCCGCATTCGACCAAAGCCTCTATCTGTATGGCGTAGAAGTCGGTTGGTTCAAGCCATGCAGTCCTGCTGAATGGCACTGCACCGCAGACATGACTGCATTCTTAGGTCTACCGAGATCCCTCAAAAACGCCTCAGCCACCGTGTTCGGTCTGGAAGTCAACAAGACTACCCGCGACAACATGAAGGGCAAGCAATGGGCCGCGATGACAGATGACTTTAAAAAAGAAGTCACCGAGTACGCAGTTAAAGACTCCGAACTCTGTTTGCGCTTGTGGCAAGAACTGTCCGATAAATGGCCTCAAGTTGAGCGGGATATCAGCTACTTGAATCGCAGAGTCGGGCAGCGCGGCATTCCGATTGACACTGAACTCCTCAAGAAGAACCTTGAGAATATTCGTACTGAGCTATTCAACGCAGAGCAGTCCATTCCGTGGATTTCGGAGCATACCCCGCTATCACGCAAAGCGTTCAACGAGCAGTGCCGTAAGCAAGGCATCGAACCACCAGCCTCTATTGCTGCTGGTAATGAAGATGCCGACAAATGGTTTGCTGCGTTCCAAGACGCATGTCCGTGGGCAAGGGGCGTGCAAAACTACCGCCGCATCAACGCATTCCTCCGTAAGCTCGAAGCGTTCGATTCCGGTACGATGCCTGACGGCAGGTACTACGGCGGACTGATGTACTGCGGAGCCAACCCGACAGCCCGATTCAGTGGCAGCGGCGGCAACCTTAACCTGCAAAACCTTCCGAGGGATGAGATGTTCGGAGTCAACTTCCGCCATATGATCCGACCCAAAGAGGGCTACAAGCTGGTCGTCGTTGACCTTTCACAAATCGAGGTGCGCACATTGTGCTGGCTTGCTGAAGACAGGAAAGCCCTAAACCTTATCCGCGATTCGGACGACATCTACCATGCGTTCGGTGTGCTGTTGGGACTACACAATCCGGACAACGGTCCGTTGAAAGAGTACGACAAGCAGCTGCGGCACAAGGTGAAATCAATCGCGTTGGGCTGCGGATACGGAATGGGGGCCACCAAATTCTCTACATTCAGTGGTATGCCCATCGAAGAAGCAGAGAAAGCAGTTAAGCTGTACCGCGACCGTATGCCGACAGTGCCGAAGTTCTGGCGTTCACTCGACCAGAATATGGCAACCGCCTGTGCTGTCGGAGAGCCTTTCGAGCTAGAGCTTCCGTCCGGTCGATCACTCCGATATGGAAAGATCAAGCGGATGAAGGAGGCTGGTTCGGTCAATCGATTCCGCCACATCGGAAAGATCGTCCGTAACGGACAGCTGCGGGACTTCCCCTTGTGGGGTGGTATCCTTACTGAAAACTTGTCTCAAGGTTTAGCCAGAGACATCTTCTCAGACATGATGCTCCGCGTTGACGCGGCGGGATTTCCAGTTATCCTGCACGTTCATGACGAAATGGTTTGCGAAGTACCGGAGGCACAAGCCGAAGAAGCTCTCGCAAAGATCCTTGAAATCATGCACACACCACCGCAGTGGATTCCGGATATTCCGGTTGCTGCTGAGGGGCACATTCTTGATTACTATACCAAATAACAACCGTGCAGTCGGCACGTCATCAACCGACACAACGTTTATGAAATACAGATACCTTAAAAATCATCGCGCAACTACAGTAACCGTAATCAACGACCCATCAAACCTATCGTTTAACAAACCACAGTTTGCCTCTAAGGCTGAGTATCGGGCATGGTGCGCCGATGCAAACACCGACCACTGTTTCTATTCTATGGCAGAGGGCGACAGCCCAAACGCCCGCATCAGCGAAGACAATCCAGTCCATAAGATACACGGATTTGTCGCTGACTTCGACGCTCCTGTCGATTGGGACAAGATCGACGAGACTCTCAAGATCCGCTGCGAGGGCGGACACATGCCAACATGGCGTACCAAAACTCAGTCCGGCTACATCCGACTTGTGTGGGAATTTGACAAGCCACTCCCACTCGCTCCAGCACTTGCCGACTCCTTTATGAAGCGGTTGAGTGACGCGCTCAAAGCATCGATGCTGCTTGCTGGTTTCGACAAGACCAGCTTGAAGGTGTCGCAGTACTTCGAGTTAGGCACAGACTGGACCCGTATCGGGGACCCTATTGCCATATCCTTTGTCCGTACCGTGTTGCTGAAATCGGCAAACGATACACCGATCAAGACCGACGAAACCAACATCCCGCTCGATGACATCGCAGCGGAAGTTGCGCGTAAGTTCCCGAACCGATGGAAAGGTGAGTTCACCGTAGGTGCTCGCGGACCACTGTTCTGGATTGACGACGGCATCGACCGCGACGGCTGTCAGGTACGGGAAGACGGAATGATCTGCTACTCAGACCGTGCGGGTACAGGGTTCAAGTCGTGGGGTTCGATCTTCGGTAAGAAGTTCGTTGACCAGTACGAGGAGAAGAAACTGTCTACTCTACTAGACCAGTACTGGTTCAACGGAAAGTCATTCTACAAGCTCCTTAACGGCGGACCTGTGGTAATCCCCAAAGAACAATTGGTACTCGAACTCCGTAAGGCTGGCTTCAGCCCCAAACTCAAGAAGAACCAGACGGTGTCGGAGATCGAACAAGCCATCCTCACTATATCCAACGACTGCCGTGTCGAAGAGGTCGCGCCTGTCGTGTTCTCCAAAGAGCGAGTGGTTGACTACTACGGCAGGAAGATCCTCAACAACTGTAGGGCAAACGCCGTGCAGCCAGCTGACAATGGAGATCCAGCTAACTGGCCGTGGATTCATTCATATCTCATGCCGTTCTTTGCAAAGGACAGTGACGGCAAGGAAACGCTGCCGTATTTCCTAGCGTGGTTCCAACGCTTGTACAAAGCGGTACTTGAATGCCGACTCGATCAAGGGCAACTGATGATCCTATTGGGACCAGCCGGACACGGTAAGACCCTACTCACCAACAAAATTATTGGTGCTTCGGTCGGCGGGTTTAGTGATGCCTCGGACTATCTGTCAGGCAAGACCAGCTTTAACCGTGACCTCTGCGGATCTGCCGCTTGGGTTGTGGACGACCAGACAGCAGCAGCGACCTACGCCGATCAGCGCAAGTTCGTCGAGCTTACCAAGAGGTGTGTAGCCAACCCTAGACTTGAGTACCATGCGAAGTATGCGGACGCTATCCCGTTGCCTTGGTCCGGTAGGGTTATGATGTCCCTCAACCTTGATGCCAACTCCCTTGCCGCTCTGCCGTCACTTGACAGCAGCAACCGAGACAAGATCATTGCGTTACGTATCAACAGCGGACACAAGGTAAAGTTCGGCTCAAATGAGTTCGTCGAGAACACGATCAACACCGAACTTCCGTTCTTCCTCAAGTGGCTTTACGACTGGCAGGTGCCGATTGAGATCAAGGACTCCAACCGATTTGGCGTTAAGACCTACATTGACTCGTTCATCGAAGCCGCAGCTTACGACAACAGCTCCCGCTCTGCTATTGCGGAAATGGTGGAGTTCTTCGCTAAGAAGGTCCGTGAAACCGTATCTCTTACCAAGTGGCGCGGCACTCTTACTGAGTTCACCGTTGTGCTACAAGAATGTAACGGCGGTCGTAGCGTCGGCAACAGCGGAAATCTGGAGTTCGTCCGTCGCGGAATGACGGTCCTCGAAGAGGTAAGTCAGCACAACAAGAACGTCCGTCCGGTACGGAGCAAGGGTCAAGGTGGCGGCAAGATCTGGGAGATTGATCTCTCAGAGGCGTACGACATCGATCAAGGTGGCGACTTCTAAGGAACTAACGAACCCGCTTCTTCGTGATCTTCACGGAGGGCGGGTTCAGTTCTGAGATGGGTACCACAAACTCATCAGAGAAAGATAGCTTGCCATCATTTGGATCAACATTGCCTTTAGGCAGGAAGGTTGCTTTCGCAATAAACTCTTTTGCTGGCAACCAACCAATAATAGTGGCGAGAGTCATTTGTTGGTTACACCTAACGAAATAGTAGACATCACATTTGCTGCCTATCTTTTCTGCACTGGACTCTGCACCGTACACGCGAGCCACATAATGGGGTTCCGGCACACTAGCGGCCTTAGTCGTTTTCACGTCAATGGTTACGCCGTCTGGCATAGTGATGTCGTAAGCGAAGTTTATGTCGCCTACTCTACTGCCTCCGATCTCGCGGTGGACAAGCATCTCGCCCATCATTCCGATCTCGTTGCCGCGTCCGCGTGCGATGGAGCCTCTGAGCACGCCCATCGCTTTTGCCTCAGCACGCGCTTGTTTCCGGTCTTCACCGGAAGGTTTGATAACTATCATTAGTACAGTTGGTAAATACGATTGAGATTGCCGGTGCCGTAAGGATCAACGTTCAATCTCGGAAGAGCGGCACCCCGTGAGGTTGCCGCCTCTTCTTCTAGTAACAGCATACATTTGTTCCAATGGTATTCGGCACGCTCAATATCGGCGTTGTCTTCCATCAGGCGTCCCAATAGACCGTGCTTGAGAGCACCAATATTGTTGATGTAAACGATATCGTCGTCGTTACGGATCGGCTGGAACGCACGCTTGCAAAGCACATGCACGGTAGTCTGCCCATTAGTGGAGCGATTCAGACGAAATCTCCGATAGCGGGTTACGCCGGAGTCTGGTCCAACCGTAGCGATGGTGGTGTCGGAATCTCCAGCGGTGGTTCGGATATCGTACCAGTCTGTGAGGGCGTCAAATCTAATGCTGATTACCGAATTAATTGGAGCGGAGAAGGTAAGCGGGACATCATTATCCGAAACGGAGTCAGTGGTAGATGCGTAGAGCTTGTCGCCGTCAGTTGCAGTAACAAGGATAGTACCCCCGTCAGCTGGATTGAAGTTGGTTTTAGTGGGCGACTGGTCCGACGGCACAATATGGAGGGTGTCGGTTGCTGTCTCAATCAACCTCCTAATCGCATGGAAGCCAGCGTCAACTAGACCCCACGTAAGGTCAGACGCCCCAACCCCCATACCTGTAGATTTGAAGTCGTGCCATAGAGCACGAACCGGAACCGGTAGGTTGTTTACAGTAGTATGCAGAATAGAATCCGCTTCGTCTGGTAGCGTAATGCAGTTATCCACTACCGGTAAACTGTACTGAATAGTCAGATCTCGATACGTACCCATGTTGTAGATACGCGAAAGAACCTGATTCAGGCTGTTCTTAAAATCGCCGTCCGGCTCGATGTATTTATCGAGCAGCGGAACAAGCTGGCTGGCAGTGGTTGCTGGCATTACTTTTTGGGTTTAACTTTGACGTCGCCGGAATGTAGTTCGCCCTTCAGCTTGCCTTGCTGCTTGTCGCTCAGGGGGCTTACTTTACTAAGCAAATAGGCTACTTGTTTTTTAGTCTTGGTCTTCATGGTGGGTACAGGATACAGGAAAAAGGGTGGGGGGTCAAGTACGGTTTTACCACTTTCCGATAGGGCATTTCTCAGTAGCCATGCGGAGTTTTGCCTGTGTGGAACAGCCGCACTTCTTGCAGCGTCCGGTCTTATCGAAGCCGGATTCGTCCCAAAACTCGCAGCCTTTGCAGGTTTCGAGTCGGACTTTTAGGGTCTCTTCGTCTGTTATGGGCGCGCCTTCTTTGACCCAATTAGCGGTAGCTTTCGTCAGACTTAATATTTTGTCCAACAATGTCTGGTCAGGAATACACTCCTCGTATCCCTCAAACACTAGCACCCCATTTACTTTTTCGGTTGTGTAACATTTCATTCTATGTTTAAATTAATAGTTAAAGTTGTGCGTATGGACCCAGTTTGTCTATACACCACCTCCATCCCACTCACGCTGTCTTGTCTAACTCCGTCTTGACTAGATGTGCTTTTTTTGGTAATAGATAATGGAAAATCTGAGGTACAATAACTGCCATTAAAAACATTAATAGCTCTAATATCAAACCCTCCTCCTACAAACGTCATCAAGCCAGCAACTGTTACTTCAATAGCACCATTCTCTTGTGTTGATCGTAATGCAGGACGTAATGCAGGGCTAGCTACAACTTGAATGGAGGAAAATGCCGGTCGAATTACAGTTTCAGTACCTACTGTTCCATCCTCTTTGAGTTTACGTTCATCGACTGATACATTAACTGTCCCCGATTCAACTTTACTAAAAGGACTAGGCCTTTCACATGAAGGACAAGGCCCTAGACCACTAAAACTTTTGGTTAGGGTGTCATTAACTGATGCACTAAATGTTTCTGATTCATTGCTGTCATTAGTTACCTGCACAGTAACGGAACCGTTAAAAGAAGCAGAAACCGTACCGCTAATTTTTTTGTACGTAAGCGCATGAAAATCTTCAAGCGGAAAAAAAGCCTGATTAAATAGCTTTACTTTATCTTTACTATTGTTTAATAAAACTTTAGGCTCGTACTTCATAACTTTAACAAGACTGTGTTGGTACCCACTTTAATTCACGATTGTTTTGGTCCTGTATATCTATACCTAAAATATAAAGACCTTTTGTTGTTGGGAACTTCGGGAAAACATTAGGGTACCAATACTCATCAGTTGGGTAATTTTCAGAACCACTTAGAGTTTGAAACAAATGGCCACTTTGAATATTAATATCTTGCTGACCAGTAGCCGTAACATACGCAACAGTGTGTTCTTTATAATCCGCTCTTGACATTATAATAGGGAAAACCATCCCTGTTTCTTTAGCATCTAACTGCTGCCCTTCCTGTTCTGGGTCTTTTTCTTTCCCGTTAGAGTCCTTTTTATCGTCTTTTTTAAGGGGCCTAGAGTTTGGGTTAGCCGTCTCAGACGAATCTTTAAGTGCTCTAGAGTTTGGGTTAGCCGTCTCAGACGAATCTTTAAGTGCTCTAGAATTTGGGTTAGCTGTGTCAGATGAATCTTCAAGAGCCCTAGATTCTGGATTAGCTGTCTCAGATGAATCTTCAAGAACTATAGATTCTGGATTAGCTGTCTCAGATGAATCTTCAAGAACTATAGATTCTGGGTTAGCTGTCTCAGGTAGATCTGGGGTTGTTTTATTCGGCGAGTCTTTAGTGCTTTGTTCTTTAGATAATTCTTTTATCTCTTTAACGTCGTTATCTGATAATTTAGTTGTAACTTTTTGAGTAGTAGATTTAGTTATTTCGTCAGCTGTGGTGCCGAGTTTTACATCTTTTCCTATATTGCTCGTAGTTGTTGTTTCAGTTTGCGGGGCACCGATTTTAGTTTCTGGTTTATCTAGAATAAGAGTAACAACGCTTTTAGCTTTGTCTACAGTCCCTTGTGTTTCTTCTACACTTACACTATCGTCAGTTTCTTGTGCCGATTCCGTTGGTATAAACGCCTCTTCTAAATCGGTTAGACGTCTTGTTAAGTTTTCAATTATCTGACTTTGTTGTTTAAATGCGTCAATAAAAAAATCGTTATTATTGATAGTTCTATTATCAACAGGAACTGGGGTGTTTAGATTACTAGACGCGCTAAACGAACTACCTACGTTAGTGACATCAGAACTCCTAGGAGTATTATTTAACGAAAAATCAATTGTGCTATTGCTGATCTGGGGTACGACGCCGTCAATCGTTACTTTCTTAAACGTATCAAGTATTGTTACTCTGCTTATGTCTGCGATTGTATCGTATAGTTGCGGACTAACATACCCACTATTTTGATTACCCAAAAAATCAGGCATCGGTGGCGCAAACGTCGCCCCTTCAAACGTGTTGTTTTTAAATTCTCCAATATCAAAAACCGATACGCTTGTGGTATTTAACGCTTCTGATGACAGTAATTGTTTTGTACCGTCTGCGCTATTTGTGCTGCTAGTACTATTTATTTGAGATAAACTGTGTAGCGGATCTCTTCTATCATTCGATGAGAGATTATCTGACAACAGATCAAATGGTCTATTGTCCTCGTTTGGGAAAGAATCTAAAGTGTTTTCTGACACGACTATTAAGTTTATTTAGTGTAGACCTCAATGGTTTCTGTAACCCACACACCACATTTCCAGTGTTCTGATTGTTGAGATACCAGCAACCAGTCAGGGATCTTAGTGGGCTGAGTAGCTGGGATCACTATAGTGTGTCCCGAAGGAAATGCCACAGTTATTTTTTCCCTTAAACATTTAGGGATAGACAGTGAAAATAGATTCTTACTTGTTGATTCTAACGATGATTGGTTACTAGAAGTAGAAGTTGACGCAGAAACTGATGTATTTAATCCTGCTGTCGCAGTCGCAGAACTAGAGACGTTAGAACTATTTGAGGTTGAATTAGTATTGGTGTTGGTGGTGGAGTTTGATGTCCCGTTAGATGTGCTCGTAGAGGTACCAGTAGAAGTACCAGTAGAAGTACCGGTTGACGTACCGGTTGATGTACCAGTAGAAGTGCCGGTAGAAGTTCCAGTTGACGTACCAGTTGAAGTTCCGGTAGAAGTACCGGTAGAAGTTCCGGTAGAAGTACCAGTTGACGTACCAGTAGAAGTACCAGTAGAAGTACCAGTAGAAGTACCAGTAGAAGTACCAGTAGAAGTTCCGGTTGATGTACCGGTAGATGTACCAGTTGACGTACCAGTAGAAGTACCAGTTGACGTACCAGTAGAAGTACCAGTTGACGTACCAGTAGAAGTACCAGTTGACGTACCAGTAGAAGTACCAGTAGAAGTTCCGGTTGACGTACCAGTAGAAGTACCAGTAGAAGTTCCGGTTGATGTACCGGTAGATGTACCGGTAGAAGTACCAGTTGACGTACCAGTAGAAGTACCAGTAGAAGTACCAGTAGAAGTTCCGGTTGATGTACCGGTAGATGTACCAGTTGACGTACCAGTAGAAGTACCAGTTGACGTACCAGTAGAAGTACCAGTTGACGTACCAGTAGAAGTACCAGTAGAAGTTCCGGTTGATGTACCAGTTGACGTACCAGCATCAATACCCGATACTATTTTCTCATACGTATTTGTTTCTCTGGCTTGCCCACTACCGTTTTTGTTCGTTATTAGTCCAAAACCTTTTCTAGACCCAATATTGGTCCTAGAAAAATCCGATCCTCTGAAATTTTTATTTGAGGTTGTAGTACCACTTGAAGTGTTGGTACTGGTGTTGGTACTCGTATTAGTACTTGTATTAGTACTGGTGTTAGTACTCGTGTTGGTACTGGTATTAGTACTCGTGTTGGTACTCGTGTTAGTACTCGTGTTAGTACTGGTATTAGTACTGGTATTAGTACTGGTGTTAGTACTCGTATTAGTACTCGTATTAGTACTCGTATTAGTACTCGTATTAGTACTTGTGTTAGTACTGGTATTGGTACTGGTATTGGTACTGGTATTAGTACTGGTATTAGTACTCGTGTTGGTACTGGTGTTAGTACTGGTGTTAGTACTGGTATTAGTACTCGTGTTGGTACTAGTGTTAGTACTGGTATTGGTACTGGT